TCTATTAGCGTCCTTAAGTTTGACGGTAAAGACCGTAAAATTATTTATGACATAGAGCCGGACGAGGAGTACGAGGCAGCTCCAGCGTGGCTTACACCTGTTAAGACAAAAGTAGACTTTATGAGTTTAGAGAGTGGTGACGGACGTAACCAGACTTTATTTAATTACATTTTAACTTTACAGAGTGCTGAGCTTAGTAATGAGGAAATTAAAGAGGCTATTACACTACTTAATAAGTATGTGTTACCCGACTCACTGGATCAGGCTGAGCTTGATAAAATTTTACGTGAGGACTCATTTAAAAAGCCTGTTTTCTATGGTAAAAACGGTAACTTCTTATTTGATAAGTTTGCCACTTATTTAAAGAATAACCTCAATATTATTAAGATAGATGAGCAATTACACATCTATAAAGAGGGTGTATATGTAGACGGTTTACACTCTATCGAGAAAGAGATGATAAAAATTATTCCCACTCTTACGTCACGTAATCGTAGTGAGGTTATTAAGTACCTGTATCTTATTACTCCTACTGTTAGAGCTATGGCTGACGCTAAATATATAGCGTTTAAAAACGGTATTTATAATATTGAGGAGTGCAAGTTAGAGCCTTTTAACCCTGATATTATCGTTAAGAATAAAATACCGTTTAATTATAACTATGACGCTTATAACGAGACTATGGACGGAATGTTAGATAGAGTAAGCTGCTATGACGATCAGATACGAGACTTATTAGAGGAGTTAGCCGGTTATGTATTCTACAGACGTAACGAGCTGAGAAAAGGTTTTATTTTTATCGGTGACAAGGCTAACGGTAAATCTACTTATATGGATTGTCTTAACTACATGGTGGGCGGTCATAACAGGACAGCGTTAGATCTTAAAGAGTTGGGAGACAGATTTAGGACAGCGGAGTTATACGGTAAGTTACTCTGTGCCGGTGATGATATTGGAGATGAGTTTATCCCTAACCCAGCTATCTTTAAAAAAGTAGTGTCAGGTGATCCTATTGTAGTAGAGCGTAAAGGTCAAGATCCTTTTACTCTGTACAATTACGCTAAATGTATCTGGAGTGCTAATAATATCCCACGTATTAAAGATAAGACTGGAGCTGTATTAGACCGTCTGGTTATTGTACCATTTAACGCTAACTTTAATAAAGACGCTGAGGGCTTTGATCCTTACATTAAGTATAAGTTGCGTACTGATGAGGCTATGGAGTATTTAATACAGTTAGGTCTGGACGGTCTTAAACGAGTGCTAGATAATAACGGTTTTACGATCTGTGACAAGGTACAGGAAGAATTACGAGAATACAGTGAGAATAATAACCCTATTATCGGTTTTTTACGTGACTTAGAGGTAGAGGTGGACATACTTAACCAGCCCACTAAGGACGTATATTTACGCTATAAGCTGTACTGTAATGACAATGGATTTAACCCTATGTCAGCCGGTGAGTTTACTAAGCTGATTAAAAAGAATTATGACTTAGATAACCCTAGTGTCAGAGTAAACGGTAAAGTAGTTAGGTTGTTTAGGAGGTGCGAGGAATGACACCAGAGCAGATAAGAGAAGTAGTTAAGATGACCTTAGATGAGCTTACCCAGCGTAAGCTCATTAAGGACGATTATACAGTTATTTTAAAAGCGGTAGAGAAAAAATTACAGTCGTTTTTTAATGGTAACGCTAAAGGCGTGGGTAGTGTGCTTAACCAGCTGTCAGATGATAACTACTTAGACATTATCTTTTTACAGTATCGAGACGGTAAAACGATTGAGTGGATCGCTGAGTACATGGACGTAGAGGTAAGGACGATTATGAGAAATAAAAAACGCCTGATATTAAAAATTTATGAGTTGTTGGAGGTGTAGATGTTTGTAAAAAGGAAAAGAGGCTTACTAACTCAGAGGTTTAAATATGAAACCTCAAATATAGCGTTTTGCTGTGTGAAACCTTTTGAGGGTTTTGAGGTGGGTAGAATTTATAAACCGTTTGCGTATACAGCAGAGTTTACCACCTATACAGACTTTGCGTTATTTGATAATAACGGTGAGGTGTTTTATATGGAGGATAAACTCATAAGACAGGGCTACTTTAAAGTAATGCTGCATGGAAACTTATATATAAATAGTTTTGCTCAGGAAGAAAGTGAGGCTATTAAGTTTATTGAGTATGAAAATAAATACTGGAAAAAGTACGCAACAGTAGAAAGTGAGAGGTAATGATATGGCAAGTGAATTGTTTAGAAAAATTGGAGAAAAAGAGGTTTATGTTGTTCGTGATAATGAGGGAAGAATAGTAGTTTCTGATGAGCTATTAAACGTATTATTGGATAATAGTGAAAAGCAGATACCAAAGAAACCGTATCAAGATATAAAACATTATGATTTGTGGACTTGCCCAAATTGCAATATAAAAATTTATCGTGATACGGCTTACGGACAGCAAGAATTTAACTATTGTACAGAATGTGGACAAAAATTAGAATGGTAAACCGTAGATTAGAGAGGTAAATAAAAATGATAACAGCGTATTTAATAGGTGGGTTAGGGTTGCTAACACTAGCCGTAATGATTGTAGTAGTTAATGTATTAGATTAGGGGGTAAATGGTATGAAAGAAATAACAGTTATTACAAATTTACAGATAACAAAGATTTATAAGGATGTATCAGAATGTTTTGAGCTGGATAAAAACTCATACGCTGAGGGACAGAAACTTATAGTAGAAAACGCTATGGACGCTGATGACGTTATAGTAACTAACGTACAGGAGTTTGAGCTAGAGACAGAGGATAAGCCTGTAGAAAAAATGACTTATGAGAAGTATGTGGATATTGTTGAGAAAATGAAAAAGTCACAGGATTTTACCATTGACGTAAGAGACTATAGTGTAAAAGAGTTAATGGTTATCCACAATTTTATCATGTATGACGAGGTATACGAAATTTGTAAGAAGTTTAAACACATGGACGTTAGAAGAATGTTAAAAGTAATTGAAATGGCAGCAGAGGACTAACATGACTTTATATATGGAAATAACAACAGACACTTACCAGCTGCCTCTTATAGTAGCCGGAGACGTGGGAGAGCTGGCTAGTAAGTGTAATGTTAATAAACAGTACATATGGACGTATTTAAACCATGTGAAAAACGATCATATTAAAAAGCCCAGATTTATTAAAGTGGAGGTAGAGGAATGACTAAAGATATGGACGAGCAGATTATATATTACTATCGTAATGGCTTTGATAATGCTGCTATAGCTGAGAAAACCGGCTTAAAGCTAAATACAGTTAAGTGGAGGTTACACGAGATACGCAAAACACGTAAGCTCTTACGCTGGTGGGCTGAGGACACTAATTAAGTGTCCTCTTTTTTCTTATTGTATAAAAATACGTATGGGTGTATATTGATATTAATATTTTTATGGAGGTGTGATTATGGGGTTATTTAGCAAAAAGTCACCAGAGGAAAAGCAATTAAAAAAAGAGTCTGGCGTTATGTTTATGGGTGAGTCGTTACAGGCTATCGGTAAAATACCGGCTGGAAAGTGTGTATTATTGAGTTTAAAACCCTCTGACAAGGTATTAAACATTCATTACGAAAAAGTGGATATAACGCTACCTTATGATCGTTTAAGAGGTTTTAGAGTGGAAAATGAGGTAACGCTGGCTAAGAGTGGCAGCGGTTTAGGCGGTGCTATCGTAGGCGGTGCTTTATTCGGAGTAGGAGGAGCTATTGTAGGTCAGAACGCTAAAAAGGGTAAGACTAATATTAAGTGGATAGCTACACTATCTTATGTAGATAAAGAGGGTAACGCTCAGGCACTTAATTTTATCGAGTGGGGAGTGACTGGCTATTATAATGGTGAAAATAAAAACTGGGGAGCTAGTCAGTTTGAAAACGCTGTTAATGATATAGTTAGTCGATACGGTGAGGATATAACAGAGTTGTAGGAGGAGCATTTAGCTCCTCTTTTTTTTACGCTTTAGTGTAACAGTGTAACAGATGTAACACTTATTTTTAAGTTGAAAACACCGAGACTTTAACACTTTAATACGTTAATGTAGCACGTTAAAATACCATGTGTTACACATCTGTTACACCTGAAACGCCCTATTTTCGGGGCTTTGCGGGCTTTTGTAACAGTGTAACAGTGTAACACCTCTCTAATTACTTGCATGTCTAGGGATTTAATATAATTACTATATTATTATATATTTATATATAAACATATCTAATATAGGCGTTTTATCTGTTACGCTGTTACAAAACGCCTGAAACGCCCGAAAATACGTTGTTTTTGGTGTAACACTTGCCTGTTTTCATCTGTTACACGCTGTTACAGAGTGATGTCACATGACGTCATTCTGTTTTTTATATCTAATTTATATAATGTTCTTAGAACATTATATAAATTAGATATTATGCCTCTGTATGAGGCTTATATAAATATTACGTAAGAGGTACAGGGGAATGGCTAACACAGAGGTAATAGGATATTTAATTGTCGGTTTGGGGAGTATTTTAAGCGTAGGCGTTATTATAGTAAAACCTATCTTACAGGTGGTTAAAACTATGACAGAGCTTAACGAGTCTATTAAAAATCTGGCTGAGAAGTTTGGACGTTTTGAGGTTAATAACCATGACGATCATAAAAGGATCTGGTGTCACAATGAAGAACAGGACGGTATTTTACAAGACCATGAAAAACGTATTTACTGTATTGAACATGGAAACCAGTAAATTAATACTGTTAGTCAGTTACGTTATAAGCCTTATTTTGACCGTTATAGTGGTTATAGGAGCTTTTCTAGGGTTTAGTATGGAGTACGTGGTACAGATAGCTCTAGCGTCTTATTTGGAGCTGTCAGCGAGTAATGTGTTTTACTTTAAAAAGTCATGTAGAGAAAACATATTTAAAAACTTACCTGAGAAGTATTTAGAGAGTGTAGATATTAATAGTTTAATCTAGGAGGGTATGAGCATGAGTAAAGAGGATTTAATTAGAAAGTTAACTAGCCGGAAGTTTTGGGTGGCTTTAGTTGGTTTTATTACAGCGTTGTTAATTGCGTTTAACGTAGACGGTGGCAGCGTAGAACAGGTTACAGCTATTGTTATGAGTTTTGGATCTTTAATTGCTTATATCTTTGCTGAGGGCTGGGCTGACGCTAATAACAAAGAGGAATAAACTATGTTTGCTATATTAGTTGTCGGTCTTGTATCGTGTGGACTGGTTTTAGGTATTTGTTTAATAGCTGAGGCGTTTGACGCATGGGAGGACTTTTTCGGATGAAAATTAATAACGCTGGTTTAGAGTTAATTAAGTCGTTTGAGGGTTGTCGATTAGTGGCTTATGATGACCTACAGCCTAATAAAACCATAACTCATATATCACAGGTTAAGGGTACTTTAACAATAGGGTACGGACATGTGGCAGGCGTCACAGTCGGTCAGGTAATTACTCAGGCACAGGCTGACAATATGCTTAAGTCTGACATGAAAAAATATGAGAAGTATGTGACTGATAACGTTAAGTTACCGCTTAACGAAAATCAGTTTAGTGCTTTAGTAAGTTTTTGTTATAACTGTGGCGTAGGTAATTTACGGACGCTGGTGCGTAACCGCACAACAGAGCAAATAGCAGACGCTATGATTTTATATAACAAGGCGTCAGGAAAAGTATTAAACGGCTTAGTAAGACGTAGAACAGCAGAGCGTAAGTTATTTTTAACGCCTGTTAGTCGTAAGACAGCAGAGGAAGTAGCTAAAGAAGTGTTAGACGGTAAATGGGGTAACGGTGCTGATCGTAAGCGTAGACTTACTGAGGCTGGTTATAATTACACTGAAATACAGGCTGTCGTTAATAAGCTGGTAAGGAAGTGATAACGTGGCACTGAATAACAGTAAGAAAGAAATAGTAGAAAAGAATATAGAAAAAATTAAAGAGTGGATAGGTCAAGGCGTACCAATGGGTACGATAGCTAAGGCTATAGGGGTTAGTAAAACTACTCTTTATAAACATGTAGCCGATCTGGACAGTGGCTTAACCAGTCTAGACGCTGTAAAAAAATATCGTGAGCCGGCTGTAGAAGAAATAGAAAATACTATGTTTATGACAGCTAAAGGCTACGAGCGTACAGTTAAGAAACACGCTAAAGTTAAGCGTACTCTTTATAATGAGCATGGACGCAAGGCTGAGGAGTGGGAGGAAATGGTAGAGTATGAGGAAACAGTTTATTTTCCTCCAGATACGACAGCCGGTATTTTCCTTTTGAAAAACTGGGGTAATTACATGAACGAGCCGAGGGCTATGGAGTTTAGGGCTAAAGAGTTAGAGCTTAAAGAGAAACAGGTAGACGCTGCAACGTGGTAACTACTTAGGAGGTATACAAATGATATTTAATGTAGGAGCTGGGGGAGCTAGTAACGCTGAGAGCATAAAATATGATAATAGTTTAAGTGGCTTAGAGGCTGATAACGTACAGGGTGCTGTAGATGAGTTAAACGACAGTTTAGGCGGTATTCGTATCGGTTATGACGAAACTACACAAAAATATGGTTATTGGAAAAAGGAGGCTGACACAGAAGTGTTTGTCCCTTTTAAGTCAGTTGATGTTGATAATATACAAGTGTTAACTGGGGCAAACCGAGCGACAGTTACTGTAGGTTCAAAATATTTGTTGTACTGTCAAATATTTTATAATGACCAAAACAAACAAATATCTATTAGCGGTGCAACAGTAGATACAATTATTAAAGAGCAAGGCTCATTGTGGGGGCAATATACATCAAACTATTGTGCAATTTTAACGGCAACAGATACAACTATTATTTTAAATAATTGGAGTTCGAATTATTGTGGCGGTGTGTTAGTCCCTTGCTAAATTATTATTTGAGGTATTAACATGATTACATTAACGGTATTTTTCATGTGGTTTTACATTATGAGTATTATCGAATATGGAGAATGTCGGTAAACTATCGTTTTACGAGGTGTTAAATGTCTCTTTATAATTTTTACCGCTCTAGGGAGTGGGAGAATTTATTAAAGGTTTTAAAACTGGAGCGTGTGGACGCTCAGGGTAATATAATCTGTGAGCATTGTGGTAAGCCTATCACACGTAAATATGATGTGATAGGACACCACGTTATAGAGCTTACTGAGGAAAACTACACAGACTATAACATAAGCCTTAACCCAGTTAATATAAAGCTGGTACATCACAAATGTCACAACATTATCCATAACAAGCTGTTTAGTGGACAGAGACAGGTATTTATAGTATATGGTTCACCGCTTAGCGGTAAGAGCAGCTGGGTTACTGAGAACATGGCAGAGGGTGACTTGATAGTAGACATGGACAGTATATGGGCGTGTGTATCAGGTTGTGAGAGATATGTCAAGCCGGCACGTTTAAAGTCGGTTGTATTCAGTGTTAGAGACAATTTGTTAGAGTCGGTTAAGTACCGTAGAGGTAAATGGCTTAACGCTTATGTGATAGGTGGTTATCCTTATCAGGCAGAGCGTGAACGCTTAGCGGATATGTTGGGAGCTAGAGAGGTCTTTATAGATACGTCTTATGAAGAATGTGTTAACCGGCTACAGAGCTGCGAGGACAGAGATAAGAAACTCTGGGAGCAATATATAAGTGACTGGTGGCTACAATATAACGGTGGCTATTAAATACATTACATACTAAAGATAATTAAATAAAAATTATTGGAGGTATGTATATGATTTTTAATATGAATAGTAACAGTAGTGTAAAAGCTGAGAGTGTTAAGTATGGTGAGAGTAATGTAGCTCAGGCTTTAGGTGGTTTAGAGGACGAGCTTACAGCTAACGGTCAGAGAATATACTTAGATTATAAAGACGGTCAGTATGGATATAATACAAGTGCTACACGAGGTGCTGATACATTTAGCCCTTTTAAATCAGGTGGTGACTTTAATGT